TTAGCCTCTGTTGGTGCTATAAATAACCATCCAAAAGCAAGTAAAATAACCGTAGATATACGCAAGAGTTTATTCAAGTGGTGGACTCTCCTCTTGCCTATTATATCAAATTATTCAGTTAGACATAATAATATAACAAAAAAGGGAGCCAAATTAATGGCTCCCCTAGTTGTTGGATTAATTACTTAACGTACTTAACCTTAGCCTTTGGATTCTTTGCATTCCACTGCTTAGCAAGTGCATTGAAAGCATCCTTGATTGACTTAAGTGCTACAGCATTATCTGCTGTTAACTTAGCGATAGTTGCATCCTTAGCAGCAAGTGCTGCATCTGATACTACCTTTGCATCAGCAAGTGCCTTAGCAGAAGCAGCCTTTTCTGCTGCTAGAGCAGCATCTGCAGCAGCCTTTGCATCTGCAAGAGCCTTAACATCTGCAGCCTTGGTTGCATCATGTGCAGCCTTCTCGGCAGCAAGGGCAGCAACGGCTGCATCTTTTGCAGCAGTCTGAGCAGCGAGTTCTGATACTAGATCACGAACAGTAATCTCGGCAAATGGTGCAAGTGTGCGAGCAGTTAGACCAACTACATCTGCTGAATTTGCATCAGTTGATGTGGTTGGAGCAAACATGATTAGTGCTCGTGTTCCAGTTGTTGGAAGTGTTGCAGTAAACTTTGCAACTCCAAAGTCTGAAAGTGTAGCGCCAGTTGTTGCTGTTGCTGAATCTAGTGTTGCTGTAGCAGCAAATACTGTTGCTGTTAGGGACTTAGCAGAAACCTTGTTTCCAAATACGTCTGTTGCTGTAACAAGAACATCCTGCTTTGTACCTGCAGCACCTGATGCTGGGGCAGAAACTGTTAGATTATTAATCTTACCAGCAGTACCCTGTACATAATATGTTAGTGTTGTTCCACCGTTTGTAATTACAACTGTACCAATTGCTGTTGTCTTTGTGTAGACATAGAATGTTGCAGTTGTTCCTGTACCAGTTGCAATTGTCAAAGATGATGATCCTGATGTTGCTGCTACTGGTGCAGCAGATGTGTGTAGTGCAGACACGATTGTTGCGTTTGTTGTTACTACAGAAACAACTGTTCCTGTGTCAACTGTTGCCACGAACTTTAGTGCGTCAGCAGCGTCAACTGTGTTGTCTGCAGGGACTGGCAATGCAGCAGGTGTAGCAATTGCAGAAGCGGTTGTATTGGCCGTTCCAGCAAGATCTACAGCGACTGTCATTACAGCAGCACTTGCAGGTGTTGCTACGATTGTGCCCAAAGTCATGGCTGCAACCATGGCAAGAGCGATTTTCTTAAATGAATTCATTACTTCTCCTTGTTTGATTAAATTAATTTGTATTCATCTAGGAAATCTCTGATATCTTCAGGAATTTCCCTAGTTTCTAATTCTACCATATCCCTTTGCTTTTGTGCAAGTCGGGATGCAGTAGACCAGGTATGGATGTCAATTTCTAGGTTGGAATCCTTACTGGTATGGGATATTGCTCCAAATACCGCCCCACAAACGGCATCTGCCAAGTCCTTAGATTTCTTGCGTGGATGGTCAACTCTGTTATTTCTCATAATCTTGAGTTCGCTCATCTCTTCAAGCAATAAAGGAATCATTGGCATAGCAACTCTTTCTTCATATATCATCATTGCTAAATCCTCATAGTGTTTTTTAGCAACAGAAACAGTATCAGTTCTTATTCCAACAGCCTTTAATTCATTTTGAATATCAAAAGACTGCCATCTATCGAACGATACCATTCCAATATTAAATCCTTCTCTACGAAGGTTTTGTATCCACAGTTTTACCTCAGATAGATTAACTGGGCCTTCTACCTTTGGCTCCCACCAAGCAACGGCATCAACAATTACTATTGGCGCTACCTGCTCATAATCTTTAATAACCTGAATATTAACCCACTTATCAACATGGGCAATTGCAACTGCACACTTATCATGCTTTTGTGCAAGGTCAGCATGAACATAATATGTTTTATCTGGATCTGGAGTAAATCCAGGATCAAATCTTCTATGACTATCCACAGGATTTCTTAGTGTCATACATCTTTCTAACTTATCTTTTTGCTTAAAGAATGCATCAGATGAATATGTCGGGGTACATAAGAAACGCATCATTGCATCTCCCATATCCTTAAAGAAAGACATCTTAAAATCTTCAATACTTCTAGTAGGATTTACTTCCCATGTAGGTCTTTTAAGAGCATATACTCTTGGTATTTTGTAGGAAATAATTTGGTCTTCTTCCCATACAATTTCTAATTGATTATCTGTATTATCATGTGGTAAATCAGGATTAATTATGTAGGTATGTCTACGTTCTATTACATCTTTGTCCATGATTACATCGTCATACCGCTTTGAAATAAAGTCACCTTGATAGCGTGGGAATGAAAGCAATACAACCTTGCCCAAGTCTGGGAAACGAGAGTCTACAGTACCACTAAATGCTTTGTAGATATTCTCAGCAGTCTTGCCTTGATCATTTCCTGTTCCTACCTCAGAGGCAAAGCCAGAAATCTCATCAAGAACTGCCATTAGCAAGTTCAAACCCTCATGTGATTCACGCTCTGAGTGACCAGAGTAGACAGTAATTGCCTTATCAAACTCAACAGAGTCTGCCTTTGGGTTATACTTTCCAGCAAACCAAGGTGATCTTTCAATCTTTGATTTAAATCCTTTAAAGAATACGTTCTTAGCCTGTTGAGCATTTACTGCAACGTTAATAATATCTATAGCGTCTCCGCTTGGCTTTCCAAAATATCTGGCAGGGTCTTTAAGGCAAAGTAACTTATAGACAACATAAGCACAAGCAACAGTGGAAACAAAATCTTTACCGCTGCCTTTACCCAACTGTAAGATGATTTCATTTTTGGTATATTTGTCATAGTATTTTGCCCCATCTATGTCTCCTAATAGGTCTTGCAAGTCTTCTTTTTTGTATATCTGACTCATTGCTTCAACAATGTCATATTGAATTACAGATAATGGTGGTTGACCAAGAAAGTCTGTAGACTCAACAAATGTCTTTGCATCTACAGGTATTTCGTCAAAGTTATTTTCCTTAAGTACTTCTAGGAAATCATTGAACATTGTGGACAACTGTAATCACTTCTCCTTCTTTTGCAAGGGTAGATAACCTTTGCATAATTAGGTCACGAACCTCTGGGTGTGATGATGCGATGTCTCTTAAGATTCCAACAAGTATCTCTTGTCGCTTTTCTATTTCTACAATTTCTTCAGCCAACTCTTTATTTTCAAGTAGACCTGCCTTTTGCAACATATCAATACGCTTTGATTCAATATCCATTACAAGTTTAATAGCAGCAGTCTTTGCGCTAAGATTATTAGTCATAGATGCTTCATCAATAACCTCATATGACTTAGAGATTAACTTGCTATAGTGTGCATCTGCACCAGCCAGTGCATCCTTTGCACGAGCACGAATAGCAGAGTTGTTTGATGCAGACTCTTTCCATTCATCAAGATGTGCAACTACTCTTACTCTTGCTATTGATAGATCTTTAGCAATCTTAGTTGGGTCGCTACCTTTTAGATACTCAGTAACAACTCTATTCATTTCATCAAGATGATTAATTAAATCTACTTCAGTTGACATTATATTTTCCCTCTAGTCGATTAATTTCATCTTTAATATAAAAGATTGCTTTTTCTAGGTCTTGAATGGTTTTGGCTTCATCTTTAAGACCTGCTCTCCACAAGTACTTAAAAGCATTTCCCACATTAAAGTTACGATGACGAGTAATCTGGATGCACTCAACACCAGACGGATCAGATGTGTAGTGTCGTGGATGGTTTACTTGATCCACTGTTATGTGCAAGTTGTCGCTCATCGCTTACTCTTCCTCAATCCAAATTTTGCAAGGTATACATAGACAGTTTCCACTGTGCATCCACATTCCTTTGCAATCTCTTCTGGAGTCTTTTTATCCATAACATAACGTTTACGCATATAGACTTCCGATGTATATAGTTTACCAGCCATAGTATTATTTGTCAACTCCTATTGCCTTATCCCAGTTATTAACAGCCCAATGCCCAATACCGCAGGCATCTGCTACATCATAATCTTCTACTTTTTTATCATAGATGATGTCAAGCAGTTTAGTTGTTTTTTTCTTTCTAAAATCACGCTCATATGTTTTATACCAAGATAAAGACTTTCCAGGGTTTGCAATCCTTACTTGCTGTTGTTCTTCCTTAGATAGTCTTTTATTGCCAAGGTAGTTCTGCCATGTTATTGGAGATACCTTGCCTACCGTCCGAATACCGCACATTGCAGCAGCACCAAGCAGTGCTCCCTGAACAAGTGCAAGATCTGCAGCAGTCTTTGGACTGTTCATAAAAACGGTATGCTCAATAACAATGGCATCAACATTAATAAAATTATTAAAGAATGCCCTAGTCTTAATAGCAGCATCACCTACTTTTTCATATATGTCTTTACCCTCAAAGTTAATCTTACCAACACTGTCTAATTTACCACCAATATAAATAGCAAAGGCAAGACTGTTTGTGCTGGCATCTATAGCACAAATTCTTTCTGGCTTAGTCTTGTTCATAATCAAAGAACCCCTTTACCTCTTTTAACATTTTCCCTACTGCTTTTTCGCTAATATTACAGTTAGAGCAAAATCCTGAATCATTGTAGATGGATAGTTGAACACCACATCCACCAAGACATCTTCTAATTTTGCCTAAACGCTTTTGTCTTTTTGTGACTTGATATCTTTCAGCAATCTTATCTTTTGTAGCAAGATCTCTGCACTCTTCGCTGCAATAAATCTGATAACTTACTTTTGGTTTGAAGTGGTTTTCACATTCAAACCTATCACATCGTTTCACTCAATTCCTCCAGAGATGCAATTTTAATAACTCCCGCCTCTGCTTTATCGCAGTCTGACTTTAGTGGGCAGTTCTTGCAAATCTTTGCATTTGATCTATAGTTTTTCATAGGCAATTGTTTTTCTTCCCATGCCTTACGAACAACTCTCATCCATTCAAATGCCTGATCTATCCAATTAATATAGTTTTCATTAATTTCAACTGGTATAGCAAGTAGTTCATGGTTATTTTTATTCTCATAAACCAGAACACCTTTTGCTTTTTTTAAAACCTTCATATAAATAAGTAACTGGATTACGTGACCAGCCTTTGGCTTATTAGTTCTTTTTCTATATTCAAAAACCATTTCATTAGTTGTCTTTACTTCAACAACCACTTCTTCATCTTGCCACTTGACTAAACCATCTACCTTGCCATAAATAGGAGGATCTGATTCTCTTAAATCAAACTCTGTATCAATAAGAATTCCAGAGCCAGCAAATGCCTTTCCAAGAATACGCTCATGTGAAATAATTCCATTAGTCATATTTGCTACATCATATGGAGTATTATTGTCTTCAAAGTTGGCACCAGAAAATGCTAGGTACCAATATCTAGGACATTCTCCATGACCATATGCAATGGTAGATGGACCAAATGTTTTCTTTGTTTGAAACTTTGTACCACGATCTGCAAGGTACCCATTTTGAATAGTCTCAACAAATTTCTCTGTCTCAAATGAATCATTCTCTTCGGTAGGCTTAAGCATAATCTCTTTTAGTAAGTTCTTCGTCATTAGTATTTTCCCTTGTTTCATCTATTATATCAGTTAACGCATTATGTACTTAAGCGCTGAGACCAAATCGTTAATTGCTTCTGCTGCAGTATAGTAAATATTCTTCTTTGCTCTATCACTTTTGTCTACATTCGTTAACCAAGTGGCCTTGAATGACATTTTTGCTGCAATTGCCTGCAGTCTTACTATTTCTAAACTTGCCACATGTGGCGGGATGTCTGGCTTAATGATGAGTTTGGCAATCATTGTTAGCGCAACGGTCAACTCTTCATCTTGCATATAATCTGCAATTTCTGCCAACCCATTAACCATATCAATGGTTGTTTGTCCTGATTCATTTTGCTGTGTCATCTTCATACCCTTCTGTTAATTGCTCTAGCATCTCTACCTCAATTACTGCCAGCCTTACCTTAGAATTGCCCTCGCCAAGAACAATGAATATTGCTGGATCGTTGCCATTTCTAATAGCATCTGTAACTGCTTTAGCCCAAATATCTTTGTTTACTGTAATTCCTTTTGGATATTCCTTAAAGTCAACTGTAAAGTTTCTCCAAGTAGCATCACCTTTATGAGTGTTTCTGCCAGAATTCTTGTGCTGTTTAGCGCCAAGTCTTTTGCTTTCTCCTCTTTCACTCATCTCCAAAATCTTTCTTCTTCTTTTTCTTAGCAACAAGTTCTACTCTTGATATGTGTTTAGTTACACACATCCATGTAACATCGCCAGTCTCATACCAAAATCTTGCTGCTGTAACATTTTCTTTACACTTTTGACAAATAAATTGTCCTGGAACGTGAAAGAACTTTTCTTCAGCCATTTAATAGTTTATCCTTTAATGACTTTTGCAAGTCAAGGTCTTCTCTTACTCTATTAATAAAGCCTTCTCTGCCTTGTACTTTTGTTCCATCTTCAAGTTGATACCAAGCGCCTGTTCTTGTTACAAGACCTGCTAGTTCTGCTGTATCAACAAGATCACCAATAGCATCAATGCCAATGTTATCGCCTCTAAAATAAAAGTCATACTCGCCATTTTGAAAACCAGGAGATGTTTTAGAGAACTGTAACTCCCAGCGAACTTTGCGACCAATCTTTTCTTCAATAAGTTTGTCACCAACATTAATCTTCCCCTTAATTGCTTGATTGTCTGATTCTGAAGAAAACAATTTAATAACCGTAGAAGAATAGAACTTAGTAGCCTGACCACCAGTAGGCTGCTGGCTAGTATACATAGCGCTAATATTATTACGGCTTTGACTAATAAGTACAAAAAGAGTTGGCTTAACTTTATTATTAGCATAGTTAATCATCTTCCATGCGTTGCTAAAATCACGAGACTCGGCACCAATTTGTTTTGTATTTTCAAGTTGCTTAAGTTCATCAGAATCCTTTTCAAAGTAAATTGCTGGCAATAGTGATGTAATACTATCAACAACTACCATATCTACACCAGCGTTCATTAGACTAGTACCAATGTCTACCATTTCATTAATTGTTCTACATTGTGAAACAATAAGTTTTGATGTATCTACCCCAAGACCTTCTGCCCACTTTTTATCATATGACATTTCAGCATCAATCCAAGCACAAATCTTTCCTTCTTTTTGTGCCAAGCCAATCATCTGAAGGCATAGAGAAGACTTTGCAGAGGACTTAGAGCCCCATATAAGCACTTGTCGGCCATATGGTAGGCCTCCGTTTAAAGCCTTGTTTAAACCAAAACTAGGTGTTGCTGCATATTGCGTTGCTGGAATTGTGTCTCCAGCCATTACTGTTTTTCGTAATTTTGGATTTAATTGTGCTAGCACATCTTCTATTGTTACTACCATTAGAATCTTACCCCATGCTTTTCTGGACGAGTTCTATTAAACTCTACCTTTTCTATAAGGGCATGATCTAGTGAAAGTTTTGTGTACCCTGCATTTACTACTCCAGCATAAAGATCTAGTGTGCGAATAAGAATATCTGCAAACTCTTTTGTGATTTCTTCCTCACCTTTATCTTTACGAATTGCTTCCATAACCTCAGTTACTTCTGAAACAATCATCATGCACTGCTTAGCAATAAAGATATCATCAACTTCTTCTTCTGGTGGCCAAAAGCCTTTATTAATTGCGTCTTTGTGTAATTCATCTGCTAACTGATCAAACATTTGATACATCCTCCATAATCACTGTTCCATCTTTTGTTTTACCAAATTTAAAGTTATAAACATTTCCTGCTTCAATACTCATGTATGCTTTTGCAAATGAGGTTGGGAATACAGTAATCGCATGTAGTTCTCTGCCTGAATCTGCTAGTGTAAGAGATGCCATCTTCTTTCCAGTCTTCGTAATTCTTGGCTTAAATGAAACTACAAAATGCTCTCCTTCTTTAAATGGAAGCATTTTATAATTTAAGAATTTAACTAAGGCATCCTTTGATTCTTTTACTTCATCTGCTGGAACTGCTGAAACAATTCTATTATCATTAACTAATACAATGTATGTACGTCCAGCCTCAATCATTGTATTTTCATCATCAAAAATACCAACAGATCCTGTTTTATCTAACAACTCTACCCTTGACCAACCTTTGCTTCTCTTAATTGATTTTACCATACCCATTAAAATGAAGGCTCCTTTTTCCTCATACTCTTCTACATCATTTAAATATGCGTAATAGTGTTGTGGAATAGATGTATTAAATTCAGGAAGATTTAGATACTCATATAAGTTTTCTTTTACTTCATCTGGATTAGCAGGATTATCAGGAAATGTTAATGCTCCTACCGCCCTCATTGAGTTTAGTGCACGGCTATTTACACCATGACCTTTTGTAAAAGTAAATTCTTCTACTTCTTTAAATGTTTTAAATGGTCTACCCTGTATGTATCTATCTGCAATAGTATCAGAAATAAACTTAATGGCTGATAAGCCAAATCTAATTCCCTTACCCTCAATTTTAAAATCTTTGTCTGAGTCATTAATATGAGGTAACTTAACTGTTATTCCCATTCTTTTTGCCTCAATTAGATATTCAGTTCTGGTATCTTTGTCTTTCTCGTTCTTTAATAGAGCAAACATAAACTCTAGAGGATAGTGATACTTTAGCCACGCCGTC